CATTCAAATATACCTTCACTATGGTGTCTAAACATTCTATGCTTACTGTGTCCTATCCAAGCTTTGGTTTCATCAAACCAATCATGAATAGGTTGGTAATCAGATAACTGACCACCCCATTTTCTAACTGAGGATTTGCAATGTTGCATTGGATGTGCCATTATTCTAAACTTTTACTAATTAAATTACCTTCATGAAAGTAATCTTCAGTTTCAGTAACTCTTACATGATTATTAACAAAATATTTTCCTGAAGGAATACATATACATAAATCTCCAAAGCCACCTTCATTATTCCACCAGTCTTCTAACTCATCAAGAATTTTTTCTGATGCAAAATTTTCAATTAAAGAATAAGCAGCTGGATCTAACTGTGCTAAATTTGAATCATTTTCCCAATCATTAATATGATCATCAACATCTTCTGGGGTATCACACTTTTCTGTTGTATATCCAATCCATTCTATGGCACCTGAGTCTCCTCCACCATCATATTTTACTTTAATACCAGTAACACCACGGTCAGCCAACTGTAATAGAAGGCCTGTCATATCATTTTCTGTCATAATTATTGTTTTTTAAATGGACCATAGAATCGGCCCAAGATATTACCATTTAAGAAATCATCCCTTTCCAATACTTCTCTGGTAAACTGAAACTTAACTTCAAAATAAGTAAGTTCTGTTTTAGAGAAACATATGCGGATCATATATCTTCTTATTTCAATTCCAGATTTGTGAGCTTCTTGTAAAGTTTTATTACTGCTATAGTAGTTTTCATAGCTTTCTTTCTTGACAACAGTATATTTTTTGGTTCTTTTATCAGTTACTTGAGCTAAAGCTCTTTTACCAAATCTTTTCTTTACAGTAGAGTAAAAGTTTTTCTTTCCAATATACTTAACAAGTTTACCATCAATAGTAGCTTGCATCTCATATACAAACCCTTCTGCATTTTTAGGTATCATTGAATTATTAAACTTTTCTCCTTGATATAGCCAACTCATAATAGTACATTTCTTAATAAAGGTAGTAATTCTTTTCTTACAGTTTCAACTCCATGAATTTTAATAGAATCAGATAAGTCTTTTTCCATGTTTAAAACTACATAATTAAAACCATATTTAGATTTATATCTTTCAGCTGACTTAATTCCTGGTTCATCATTATCAAATAATAGACAAACATCTTGATACTTAGTAGATAAACTATTCATAATATTTTCTGGAATCATAGTGTTCTCACTGTCTGGTGCAATAGCTTCAGAATTAATAAACTTTAACTTATTATAGGCCATCAAATCTTTAAGAGATGAAGTTATAATAAGAAATGGTTTATTATGTGCAAGTTGTTCAGAACCTTGAATATAATCTCTTACTTTAATAAACTTACTATCCTTTACTTTAGGTTGATATATTTTATAAAGAGAACCATCTTCTTTAAAGTAACCATAGATATAATTACCTTTGATAGTTATACTAGACAAAACTTCATTATCATCCGTTTTTTGCATAATATAATATTCTAATGGACTAACATTATATTTCTCTAATAACTTAGAACCAATCTTATATCCCATCCAGTATTTTTGGTCAAGAGTGTTCCAGTGTCTAATTTCAAAGTCAGTAACTTTATATCTGCTCTGTTGCTTATAAGAATTTATAGGATTAAAACCATTATTTAAAACATATTGGTTATAATCTTCTATTATCTTAAAAGATGCATGTCCCCTAGTAGATAGATTAAAAAGATTTTGTACAAGACTTAAGGTATCACCTCCATTACCGGAAGAAAAGTCTTTAAACTTATAGATGTTATTTTTATCCATGTAGATACACATAGAAGGAGTTTTCTCACGTAAATTAAATACAGATTTTATTTTAAGGTCTTGACCTGTAAGTTTTTCTGTTAAATTAAGATAGTGTTCAAATATCCATTCTCTTGGCACATCTGCCAAATCATAAATTAAATTCTTTGTTGAAATCATAATAACCCATTTTAAAAATATAAGGGGAATTAGATAACTCCCCTTATATAAGAGGTGTTAGTCTAAAGTAAAGTCAGAAGAACTTTTTGATGGTATTTTGAAATCATCATCATCATCACCAAATTTATCTACTGGTTTAACTTCAATCTTTTTAAGATGTTTAGCTTCATCATATTTAAGAATTCTTTCAGAATTTACATCACCATAAGCATATTTATTATTTTCTGCTTTTGGTAACCATAAATCATAAGCTGTATATCCTGCTTTATTTTCATATTCTTTTCCAGCAATACAAAAATCTAAATAAACATCTTTAATAGGTGCATTATCACTAAAGTTTTTTACAAATTCTTCAATAGTATTGAACTTATTATCTTGTTCTTCAAACCATCCAGTAATACCATAACTTTTTGACAAATTAGCTAAAAACATCATAAGAGATCTATCTCTTTGAATTTTAATACCAGATTTTGTTTCTCCATTAGCATAGGCATACTGACTTGCTTTTACTCTTCCAATTTGACCAAGGTAATGACCTTTACTTTCATCATCTTTATCAATAAAGAATCCTTCAAACCCTTCAATAGGTTCAGTTTCTGTATGTAACATTAAATGTTTTGCACCATCAATAAATTGAAAGTCTTCTAATGTAATACTATTAATTTTTAATGTATGATTTCCAGGTCCAATTGTTTTAGGTGTTCCTGAGCCACCATCTGATACTAAATCTTTTGTACTTAATCCCATTTTTACTTAATTTAAATTATTTATAAACTTTATCCCAGTAAGTCGTTATCTTACCATCCACTATTTCAGAAATTACTATTTCTTGATTCCTTAAATGTTCTGGTCTTGCTCCACAGGTAACTTCTTCACTAGTTTTAAAACTAAGAATAGTTTGATTACCTTTTCTAAACATATACCCAATTGCATCTGCATTTGCACAGATTAAAGATTTTATTTTACCTGTTAAATCAATATTAGCAGACATAACCATTTCACCTTTATCATCTACCTGCTTGTCTTTAATGTGACCAGATAAAATAATATTGGGTGCTAAGGTATCAATAAAATCTAAAACTTGAAAGAAAGCTTGTCTTAAATATAAATAACCAGCACCATTTGGTAAAGTGAGGACATTTGTTCCATCATACTTACTACCCATTGGTGTTTGTTTATATAATTTGACAGCTAAAGGACCAATCATGTCTTCTAATGCAGTTACTGTATCTATAGTAACATACTTATAAGGACATCCTGCTTCTTTAATAGCTTTACCCGTATCTAATAAATCCTGTAAAGAATTTATTTTGACTTTAAGTGCTTCAATATAGTCTGCACCATTTTCTAAATCTAGAATTAAATTATCTTCTAGTCCTGCAAAAGCAGTTGTTTTACCTGTTTTAGGTTTTGAATAGATTATTAATCTTTTTGGATTAAATCTTTCTACTTTTACCTTTTTTGTTGGAAGTATTATACTCATATATTATTTATTAAATCATTTAACCATTTTTTATCACTTACAGGTTTTTTCCACATAATAGCAGCAAAATCTTTTATTGTAAGATCTGTAAAACTTAGATCATTTGCTTTATCTAAATCAAAATCAGATTCTTTTTTTGAAGGAAATTCTTGTTCAAAATCTGGAAACAAACTTAACTTTATTTGTTCTTTAGGTTTTTGCTCACGTTCTTTTTCATAAATATTATAAGGAATTTCTTTTGAACCTTTATTTACACAGACTAACTCAGACATTGGTACAATATACGCTGAGTATTCTCCACCTTTTGAATTAGTACTTATTTTAAGTTCATATTCTTCAGAATAATAAGGATTATATTTATATTTAAAAAGTGGTCTTTCTTCATACATAGAAACCATATCAAGTTCTAAACCTAAATTATCTCGTATAATGTCTACTACTTCAATATAAATATCTAAACCTTTGTTTAATTCATTTTCAAATAACTGTATATTTCTACCATACTTTCCTTTAGTAAAAAATGCAGTTTTTGCAGCAAATAAATAATTATCAAGTAAACTATCTAAAAAATTAGAATGTTGTTCTTGTAATATTTTTTCTTTTTCTTTTCTATTATACATATTGTTTTTTATTTAATTTATTTAGTGTGATGATGTTGGAGGAGGATCAACCTCAATAATTCTCATTATTTTTCTATCTAATTTATAGAAGCTTATACCTGTAAGTCCATTTCTTGATTTTAAATAATGAAATACTAATAAGTCTTCATCATTTATTATATATTTTTCTGGACCATAAAACTTTATTCTTCTACCAAAAGGACGGTTAATTCCTAACACAACATCTGCATGTTGTAATAATGCATCAGAACCATAAATATCAGAATCTAGTATATAATTACCATATTGTCCATCTTTTGCTCTATCTGGATGTTCAACATTTCTGTTTAACTGACTAAGAACTAAAAATGCAATTGGGAACTTTTTTTTCATATCTGTTAATGCTTCCCCTAATCCATACAACATTTCAAACTTATCCTTAAATTTTGAACCAATTTTAAATAAAGCTGAGTGATCTATTGTAACTAATGTATTAGTGTATTCATTATCTTTTTCATTTTCTATCATATAGGCATGTATTGTTGCACACATCTCTTCCACTGAACATGGATCATATACTACATCAACAATATCATACAAAGCTGTCTCTTCATAAAATTTAACACATTTTTCAAAAATACTTTTATCAACAGGTTTACCCTTACTCATTAAAGTATTATAATCAGAACCAACATTCATAGACAATTTTCTAATACCATTAGTTTCATCTAACATTTCAAATTGAAATTTCAGTATTTTAAATTTTTGTTCTGGATTTTGTTTAATGACATCATTTACTAATTGTTCCATAAAAAGAGTCTTACCTGTTCCAGGTCTTGCACCAACAACAGTAATAGTTCTCCATTCAAGACCATCACAAAAAGCATCATTAAATTTTGGCCAAGCAGTCTTTAATGATTTTAAATTACCATTACGTCTTGCTTTCATTTTGTAAAGTGCTTTTACTAAAGCATCTCTTTCACTTACAGCTTTTAAAGCTCTTGCATTACTATACATATAATTAATAGATTACATTTCTAATTCATTCTCTGTTGAATGCTTTATTTTTTCATACAATAAATGAGATAAAGTAATAATAAGTTCTATTAGTATATACTTTAAAACACTCATCTGAATAATATAATTATTGATTAACAAGTAACACAAGGTACTACCTATAATACCAATAAATATTTTTTTTAGGTTTATATTTATCACAATAATCTTTCTTTTATAAATATTATATCATCATCTGTTTTATTTAAAATCATGTCACAATAATCTGCTAAATCTGAATCATATGTTTTATCTGTACTTTGTTTTCTAATAAAATATTGAGAAGTCCTCATATATTGATAACTCATTATCTTATATTCATTAACATATTTCTTTGTTGCTTCTAAAATTGTGTTCCAATCATAATTATAATTTTCAAAAAACCATCTAAATGCATTTTCTAAATTTTTAGAATTAGATCTTGCATATTTACCACTTGCAAGTTTCATGCTTGGAAAAATATCAGAATAACTCTTTATATTTTCATCAAAACCATTGCCTAGTAAAGTTGTAGTTGTTTTTTTCTTAGATTTATTGAAAAATCCATCAATTTCTATAGTAAAAATAATACTTTTATCTGTTAATTGCAAATCATCACTTAACCATCCATCATTTTTTAATTTTTTAATTTCTAAATCTTTATTTACAAATGAAATAGGAATCATTCCACTTTTTATGCAATGCAATACATAATAACTATTTGGAGTTATTTTTTCCTTTATTAACTTTAAAAATATTTCTTCCATATTTACCAAATTATATCACTGTTGTGATATTTTTTTACTAATAACTGTGTTTTTAAAAATACGTCATCAGAGTTCCAATGTTTTTGTTTTGTATAAGCTGCACTAGCAGGATGACTTACAAAAAGTTTATGATTATTATCTCCGGTAAGATCAGCCCATTCTTGAGCTTTTTTACCCATGTAAATATA